TCATCCCTGCTAGAAAGGCCAAACTCCATACCAGCGGAAGCACCTGCCACAGCGTATTTGCCAAAAGGTCCATCGTGTCCCACGGTTGTCCAAGTTGTAAGTCTTTCATTAGTTTCATTCTCCTTTTGTCTATCAATTACTTTACTGCTTAATTTTGCACACTCTCTAAATGCACTACGCCAAGTGCTTAATTCACTTGTGTTAAATCCTGTGATACAAGATATTTTTTCCATCTTTTTAAATCTGTCGCTGATGCTAGTTGTCATATCTGGACGACTTACGTCCATATCACGTGTCATTTGTGTAGGAAATAGTTTTACTCCGCCGTAACCATATACTAGATCATTAATAGGATTTTTACTACGCCATACATGCACTGCTTTGTTATCTTCAGCAACATAATCAAAATTAAAATCTTCTTCTATTATAGCATCGCCATCTACAATCCAAAACATTTCAGTAGAACAAATATTTGCCGCGGCAATATGTGCTTGATGTATGCCTTTTACTCCGTGTATACGTTGGGCTCTTGGAAAACGTGTTTTTAATTTATTGAAATTATCATCTGCATTTGCTTCATCATAAGATATCATTACAATATCATATTCTTCTTTTTTTGTAGGAACAAAGTTAGGTTTGAAAGTATTTAATTGCGTTGTACTTGTGCGTATATAAGGATGTTCTGGTCTTGGTGGATTGCGATATGCATTTTTAAAAAATTTACTTTGTTGAGCATCTAAAGGTGTTACAGCAATAGGTAATTCTATTTCAGCAAGTATACGCTCTCCGTAATCTTGACATGCATCTAATAAATCATCTTCTGTTTGTATCTTTTCTTTCCATAGACTATTCAAATATTCAAAGTCACGGACATTAATGTAATCCCAATCAGTACACATTGTTTTGTGTAATCCTTCTCTGGCTCCATATATTGCCCATAATCCATTAGGGACATCTGCACCTGCCATGCACCAAACATATAATCTTTCTAAATTTTTCCAATGATTGCCTATAAGATCTTTTTTTGCAGGTTTGATTCCTTCTAGCAAACACATTTTTACACCTTCACGAAAACCGGCACGCCATGCCTGATGAGGCGTAGAATTATTATGAACTGTACTCATCAAACTATTGATTTGTATGTACTCTAAGTCCCAACAAAAATCAATTCCTGCCCCTGGATTATCAGGGTCTGCATTTTCATGAGTTTTCATTTTCAAAACTGTTTCTCTATCCCAACACTTTATGCCACCATTTCCGTAACGTAATCCGTTTATTATGTTATCAGCGGTCCAACTTACAACGTGTCTAGTAAGATCAACACCTTCGTGAAAATTAATTGTTTGGTTAAGAAATTGTTCATCTATTTTATTATCACCGTCAACAGTTATGAATCTTTTTGTTTCTGCTATTTCTGCACAGGCTTTGTGCGAAGCATCAGATCCTTCTACACCGTGTATACGTTTTGCCCAAGGAACTTTTGTTAGTAAGTCAGTATAATTTTCTTCTGCATTTGGTTCGTCATACGACAAATATACTATATCAAAATCTAAAACTTTAAATTGTTTCATCTACATATCCATATGTGTTAAATATTTTAGGTGTATACACACTTACGTCACCTTCTTCTTCATCATGTTCAAATTGAACTGTATGACCTTTTGCTATTTGTTCTACTGTAGCACTAAATGTCCTAATCAATAAATGCGGATCGTTTGCTTTAGTAACGCTAAATTTACACGTTTGGTTGGGATTTAGTAAAAGTTTTTCTTTAACATTTACATTTAATTTCCAATTACGCCATTCTATACTTCTTGTAATCATACAATCTGCTTTGTCTTGTTTAGGTATATGATATATGATATCTTTAATATCATAATTAAATTTTGGTTGTTCATACTCTAATAATGTATATTCTTTTTTAGACAAATCAAACTTTACAACATAATTTTCTTTTTTATCTGGATTTTCAATAAAATCAACATACAAATCTTCGTCGACTTCTAAAGCATATTCGTTGTCTGGACTATAGTTTTGTAATCCTATTACCTTACTTGTATCTTTATCAAATATTAACCAGTACAATGTTCATACCTCGCTAAAATTTTGTCACAAAAATCTTTTTCTGTATAATGAAATACTCCATGTTGTTTATGATTACCAATTTTCAAACCATCATTGAAATACCAATCCACTTTATGTTGCCAATGCTCACTTGTATCCACCCAATTTTGAGCATGTAATTTCATATGTACAAAGTCTATTATATCAACATCTTGAAAATTATCATATTCCATAAGTTCTAAAACTATAGCCGCACAAACATCAATACTACAATGTTTAGGTTTATGATTTTTGCAGAATATTTCGTAAAAATCTTCCCAATTTTCTATAACAGTTTCTAATAATGCAAAAAAATTTGCTACACGTTTTGTTTTTTTAAAGTAATACAATCCTGTATATATGTTAATTAGATAATTTTGTGAAAAGGCTTTTCTATAATAGGTATCATTAATAGGTTCTTGTCTATATGTAATTGGATTTTGTGTAAAGTATAGTTCTTCATCTTTAAATTTATCCCAATTTATTTTTTCTAAAAATAAAACATCGCTATCAACAACTATTGTTTCATCATATGGAGAAAGATTAAACGCTTTCCATCTATTTTCTATTTTCCATTCGCTGTTTTTTGCTTGATCATGTTTTAATAGTATTACTTTGTCAAATACAAAAGAAATTTTTTCGTCTACTTCTTTATCTGTAACTAGTGTAAAATTTTTATTACCATTTTTGATACCGCTAATTGCACATAGATATGCTTGTTTAACGTAATTATCAGTTGAGTTATTTTGTGCAAAGATTAAAACACCTTTTTTCATAGTAATTCCTCTAAACTATACTTGTTCATTGCATGTATTGTCAGTCCTTTTGTAGCAATTGGATTATTATTACTAACAAATATTAATCTATCATCAGTTATATCATGTGTGATATCTTTATCAATAGTATAAAAAAGTTTTCCTGGCATAGGATTCACAAAGTTACCTTTAGAATGGTTATTCATTATGTGAGCGCCAATACTAAAAGCAAAGTCATTACGATATGTTTGCTGTACTATTTGATATAACATTCTGTAATGTGGCCATTGCTCTTCAATATGTTGTAACAAGTCAAAAAATATTTTATTCTGTTTACATTTTATAAAATATACACATGTTGCCCAGTAAAAATCTACACTGGAATCACTTATTTTATTAAATTCATTGTAATCTAAATTTTGCCCTAAGTGGTAAGCATCTTTATACATCAGTAGCGGATTGTTTTGTTCAAAACAGTATTTGTAAACGTCATCACATATGATTATGTCAGTATCTATCATAAGTGTTTGCTTGTAAGGTGATAAATCGTAACTTAAAACTCTTGCATTATTTTTAAATGTTAAATGTTTGCCACGATTGCCATTATTATACAACTTGCTTGTATATCTTTGCGGCGTTTTAAAGTCTATAACATTATCAAAAACATTTTTTGGAACTTTACAGTCAGTTATTACACTTGTTGGTAGATTAAGATACTTTTTTGCACGTTCTGCAACCATACATGCTTGCTTCACGTAATCTATCTCTTCATTATTAAATGCATGTACAAGTATGCCTTTAGACATTTAAAATTCCTTGTACAGTTCTTTCACTTTTTATTATTTTTTGGTATTCTGAATGATAATTTTCAGATGCTGTTGTAAATGCATTTAAGACAGTATTGTAAAAATCTTCTTTATTTTCAATTTTGATAGGATTGTTATTATTGTCTACAAAAATATTACATTTTATTGCTAATATACTAGAAATAAATTCTCTTGTGGCTGTAAATTGTCCGCCTTGATAATAAACCATACATTCTTTTGAATACTTTTCTTGTAGTATGCGTTTTTGATTTTTGAATGTTGAGACGTAATCTGCATGTTCTAATGCTTTTTTAAGACGCTGGTCCATAATTTCTCCATATAGTAGTATTATATGACAGATCTACTAGAAAGTCAAGTGTTAACTACCGCTAAAATTGGAGTGTCTATTTAATTGAGGCAACGGTGTATCTACATTAGTACCACTGGCTCTTTTGAAACCCATTGTGGTAGTAAGATTACCTTGAACATATTCATCAATTGGAACAACACCTTTTGCACCAGATGTATTACCAGTATCTGCATCTGCCATACGTATACGGAATTCAATTGTGGTACTGTTTACTTCTTTGCCTCTAATAAAATAATCATTATCTGCATAAACTCCACTGCCTGATTTTCTAAAAATTTGTTGTTCTGATGATGTCAACTGAAAATTTCCTATAGCACTACCTGTACCGCTGTTACTTGTTGAAGTAAAATTGTAACCAAAAGATACAGTGCCTGCATTAGAAAGCATAGTTGCCCAGTCATTTGTTTTTGCAACATTTGCACCAGTTGCTGTGCTAGACAAACTGCTGACAAATGTTATTGTTCCACCAGCATTAAAATAATGCCTACGAGCATCTGCACTTGTAAACACTACTCTGAAATAACCGTTAAGTTCTTGATTCCATATTGAAGGACCAAATGTTAAAGTATCAGGATCAGTTCCTGTAGTACTTTGTAACGCTGATAATCTAAATCTATTCGGATCATTTTCTAATACTGTCATACTATTTTCATAATCAGCATAACCTTTTAAAACTCCATCAGGATTATCACTTGTTTCATCTGCAATCAAATCGCCTATTAATACTTGTGCGATTGTACCTGCGGCACCTTGATTTGTTTGGTGTCTACTTATTCTATCAATGTCATTAAAAAGTTGATTTAGATGTGTGGCATTTACCAAATTACCTACAGCAACTTGTTGACTTGCTGTGTTTTGACCGTATCCTTCCGTACCAGACCCATTACCAAGAATATTTTCAACTCTTGTTTGTAAATTATTATATCTAGTTGCGGTAATTATATCACCAACGGCCATTTACTCTTCTCCAATTGTACAGTAAAATTATACTATACTTTATTAATTATGTCAAAGATTATTTATAGCCGAAAATGCTGGCGCCGGAGTATCAACAAAAGATCCACTTGCCCTTACAAATCCTATTTTGGCTTCTAATAATCCTTGGACTGGTTCATCAATTTTAAAACCACCTGGGTTATGGTCAAAAAAACTATATTTTATATTAATCGTAGAACTAGTAGGCGCCTTAGCAAGAAGAATGTAATTGTTATTACCATACACTCCAGTTGCAGATTTTCTATATATTTCTTGGTATGAAGTTGTTAAATCAAAGTTACCAATAGTTTGCACAACACCACTTCCTGATGTAGTAGTTACATCATAGTCCATGCTTACTGTTCCTGCATTTCCAAGTATAGATGCCCAGTCTTGACTTTTTGCTACACTATCACCTGCGGTAGGAGTATTACTTAATGAACTAATAAAAGTTAGCGATCCTCCTGCATTAAAAAAGTGTCTACGTGCATCGCTATCTGTAAATGCAACTTGAAATTCACATTCAATCGGTGCTGTCCATTGATTTCTACGTTGAATTACTTCAGCGTTATTCAGTGTACTACTTTGTGCTGATGCTAATCTAAATCTATTCCCTGCTGTTTCAATTATACTAATAAAATCTTCGTAATCTTTAAAACCTTCTTTAGTATCTCCCCCACTAGTATCTTCAGCAACCGAATCTCCTACCTCTACTTCTGCGATAGAATTTGGAACACCGCCTGTTTGATGAACGAAAATTTTGTTTAAATCTGTAAACATAGCGTTTACGTGAGTTGCGTTTATTACAACATTACTTGATACTTGTTGGCTAGTTACAGTTTGTCCATAGCCTTCGTCTCCTGAACCATTTCCAAGGATTGCACTTACTCTTCCTTGTGCGTTGTTGTATCTTGCGGCTGTAATTAAATCGCCAACTGCCATGTTTGCTTCCTTTATATACGTGTTTTAATATTTATACTTTTAAAACACACTCTATTAACTGCTCAGAATCAGAAGTGCTTGATTCTAATGCAACACCTACTAATCCGTTACTAGCAATAGTTGAAGCAACACCGTCCTGCCATGCATAAACTGGTTGTCCTTTTGATATTGGACCTTTTACTCGTACAGGTAAACGACCTTTTAGGCCAACTGCTTGTCCTGGTGACATACTATTCATTAAATATGCTGGCTCTTCTGAAATAACACCTATAGCCAAATCACTTACTTTTGCTGGTCGAACTTCTTTATCTCCGCCTACTGCTACTACTGTTCCAATTGGTAAATGTTCATTTGTTTCATAATTTTCTGCAAGGTCAGCGTATTGTGCTTGAGTTGCAGTACCTCTAAAGAAGTTAGCGTGAATATCACCCGAACTATCTCTTAATGCTGTTGTGTTTGCAATAGCACTTGTGTCTCCTGCATAATCTGCACTATTAAATCTAATAGCACTTGCACTAGAAGCATTACCTTGAAAATTATCTGCATAAACATTAGACCATTTTGCAATACTGGATCCTAATGTGTATGTGCTTGTTGCACCTGGATTAATTCCAGTTGATTGAATTACTACACTATTTTTTTGTACGCTATTTGCATCACTTGTTTTGAATCTAATAATATTGTTAGTACCAACTTCGTTTGCAATTACTCCTTGGTTACCATTTTCAATATAAATGTGTAAATCGTTTTGATCACCTATTGTTACACCTGCATCTGGAAATCTAACAATATCTTCAAACTCAGTTGCAGTTCCTGGTGTACTTTGTACAAAACTACTTGCTTCTAAACCATTAAGTTTTAAAGCATTACTTGCCGTTCCCCAATAATAATGTCCTACAGGTGTTGTAACTCCATTGGTTGCATCAGTTGTATTAACAAGTGTTAAACCTTTCTTGACTACATCAAATCCTGTAATAGCATTTAAAGGATCTGTACTGTCAATCGTAAATTCTTGTCCGCTGATAATAAAGATAATTTCATCTTCAATTGTTGCGGCAATAACACTATGATTTATACTTGAAACATCACGTACCGTCTTACTTTGCATTTGTGTCAATCCAGAACCTGCACCTTGTGGTCCTACTAATACAAATGATGTCCCGTTATAAGTGTATAATTGACTGTTTCCTGAATCCCACCAAAAATCGCCTGCTGTTAAACCTGTAGGCTGTGTGGTTGAAACTTCTGCACCGCCTGTAGTTTTAAACTTTGAACCATCGTAGAATTTTATTTTTCCGTTTGTTGAATCATGCCATATTTGTCCGCTTACTGGTTTAGGCGGTTGTGATGTTCCGCTAAAGTTTTCTAACAAAAACAAAAAGTTTTCGTTTTGTATTTCGCCGTATCCGGCATAATTTTTTCCAACAAACGTTAAATCTGTTGTAATATCAACGGTACCGTCTTGCACTACTACTAGTGTTGCGCCGCTGTATCTGTTAATTGTATAAGCCATGTTTCAACCCTTTAATTATAACTATATTTATCTTACACACTAGATGTAAGATTTTGACTAAATGTCCAATTCCCACCTGCTGTGATGTACTCCTTTAATGATCTAGATACAGTCACCGTAACTGATCCAGTTGCACTGCCAAAACCAATATCTTGTAAAACTGATTCGTTTTGAACTCCTGCGGCGTCTACTGCTATAAACGATTTAGTTGTAACTGCTGTGATATCAATGCCTGTAACACTTGCGCCGCCAAGTGTTGTACAATGTATTCTTGCAGTAGTTCCATTAGCAACACTACCTGCTGGCACAAGATCATTAATAACTAATCCAATTTGTGTATCGTTCAATCCAGTTGTATCCATGCTAAATGAAATAGCCGCCGCTGATATTGATTCGTCTACATATTGTTTTGATGCCGCATCTGTGTTTTGTGTTGGTAATGCTAAAGCAGTAATTTTTTGATTTGCTAAATTAACGTCACCATTTCCGTTAATCGTCATGCCACTTTGGGCTGTAATGGTACTACCATTTATATTAATATTATCTACATCTAATGATGTCAATGTTCCTACACTTGTAAGACTAGATGCTGTAACACCACCTCCTAATGTAGTAGCACTAAGAACAGATGTACCTGCAATTTTATACTCATTTCCAGTTGTGACATTAATATTTTCTGTTGCTGTCCAACTATTAGTTGCTTGTATCCAAGTCCATTTTTTATCTGATCCTGTAACTCTAATAACCATACCAGCATCGTCGACACCCGAATCTGTTAAAAGTGTACTGTCATTTGTTATAGCAAGTTCAATTTGCTTATCTTCAACTCTTAAGTTACTTACATCTATACTTGCACTAGATCCTTCTACTAATAAGTTTCCAGTAACACGAATATCACCTGCAACATCTAGTGTATATTCTGGTGTGTTGTCAAATATACCTATACGTTTATTTGCTGAATCTATGAATACAGCATCAACTTGTTGTGATCCTGCGGCTGTACTTGTAACTCTGATTATATAATTTTCATCTAGTTGTGCGTTACCTGTAACGAATGCGTTACCTATAATACTTAAAGTTTGGTTATTGTTAGGACCTATTGTTACACCAGATGAATTACTTACAGTCAATGATCCTGTTACTGTGTTATTTGTTGTTGAACTAACAAAATTATCTGCACCAACTTTAGTACCATCTGCTTTAATTAATGCTTTTGCCGCATCTGCTGTTCCTTCAAATAAAAAGTTATCCTTATCAATAACATTAATACCTTTTTTAATATTTCCTGTTATGCCAGCAATACCATATCCTATTGCTGGAGTAAATTCAACATTACTAATTACAGCGGCTCTGGCTGTGGAACCATCTGTACCGTTACCTAAATATAAACTTGCAAGTGTTCTGCTTCTATCTTGTGTATCAAGAACACTTTCTATTCTGAATCCTGTTTCACCTTGTTTGGATGTATAGACAGGACCTGCTAAAGTAGGATTTCCTGCTCCATCATAAAAGTATAACTGATCATTTACGTTGTCAATCCATAAATCACCAGCAACCATAGCAGGTTCTTGTTTTTGTACGAAAGGTCCACCAACTGCTTTAAAAAATGTACCTTCATAAACTTTTAAACGGGCTTCACCTGTATCAAACCAAAGTTGTCCTTTTATGGGATTGGATGGATTGTTTGAATTACTAAAATTTTCTAATAATTTTATAAAATTTTCATTGAATGCTTCACCGTACCCTGTATAATTTCTTCCTACTAATGTTAGTGATGTGCTATTAACATCAATAGTGCCGTCAATTAAATCTACAAGTAATGTGCCGTCTGTTTTGTTTAGTTTATACGCCATTAAACTTTCCCTGTGTAAATTATATAATTTAAGGACATAAATGGACTTAATGTTTCCATTGCCTGTCCAGTTGTTCCAGCAACACCACCACTTGTGGTTACAGCCTGTCCTGCATTTTGCCCTGTCGGTGCATCAAATATAATTGAAGAAGTTGGACTATTGACACCTTTTTGTGCATCAAGTATTGCATAAAACTGTGTTCCTTCAACAACTAAGTCGTGTTCGTGATCTGGTAAGTTTACATTTTGTATAGTCACTGTTTCTTGACCGCCACTATTTCCAAGTTCACTACCTTGTAATCCTGTAATTCTTCCTGCTCCAGTGCCGCCCATATCGTCAAGACCCATTACAGTTCTACCACGCATATCTGGTAAAGCAAATTTTGCAACACCTGCATCACTTAGTAATCCTTGCTGTTTGTAAGTAAATCCTATTACATCAAATAATTCTGGATAGTCTGCTTGCAGTATTTCTTGCCCATAACATAGTAACCAAAAAGTAGGAGCAGTTGTACCTGCATAAGGCATCATAACTCCTGGAGGATTTACTGGTACTGTTGATAATAAATCTCTTCTACTAATCCTGTATAAGCCAACTTGACCTTGTACTCTGTTTAATAAAAATTCGTCACTTGGATCAGCACCGTTAGTATATGTTTTATTGCTTATGAAACTGTTTGTAATAGTTGTTTGAAATGTTTTTGTAGTTCCGCCTGTTTGACCGTCAAAAATAATAGTAGGCGCTTGTACTTCTCCTGCCATTACAAAATTAGTAGCACTTGATATTTTATCTGCACTACCTGATCGACCACTAATTTGTCCTGTTACATTACCAGTAAGATTACCAACAAAATTAGTTGCATACATATTTGCATATTTGTTTGCTACGGAACCTATAGTTCTTGTATTAGTTACATCTGGAATAATATTTCTTGTTTCTGTATCGCCTAAAACATTTATAGTACCACCAATGTTTACATCGCCGGCTACACCAGCACCACCTTTTACAATCAAACTACCTGTTCCAAAGTTTGCACTTGCTGTAGTTCCATCAATAGTAATACCTTGGCTTACTTTTATATTTCCAGTTACATCTAATGCTTCACTCGGTGCTGTATTATTAATACCTATATTTGTTGTAGAATCGACACGGATTACTGTTTTGACTGTACCTTGATCGTTGACACGAACATCTAAACTTGATCCACTTGTATTATGACTTATAACACCAATTTGTCCTTCAACACCCAAAGCAACTTGGTTACCACTACCTAAAATAATTCCATCATCTGTGTTAACTTTTAATTGGCTTGTTGTTGTACTTACAACATCACCTCGCAAAAAATTTGAAGCAGGAACTTTTGCGCCTGCCACTACTAAATTTTCTGCTTGTTCTGCCGGACCGTAAAATCTAGGAGAGCCATCTCCTGTTATATCTGCTGTACTTAAATTTACACCTGGATTAATTTGTCCGAATCCATTTATTTGTCCTCTTGGTGTAAATGTATCTGAACTTATAATAGCAACTGGTTTTGCATCTATTTCAACTTGCAAAGCACTATAGGTTATATTATCTTGTCCTGTAATTTTTACAGGAGTAACACCTGTGTTAAGTCCGCCTGCATAATTAGGTCCAATTAAAGTCCAACCTGAACCTGTGTAAAGATATAATTGTTGATTGTCTGTATCAACCCAAAGATCACCAGTGATAGATTGTGCCGCTCCCGGTTCGTTAATTGCTTTTTTCAAACCTCCACTTGCTACCCAAGTTGTGCCATCATATACTTTTAATTGTTCGCCGCCAGCAGTTGTGTCATACCATAATTGTCCTTCAACTGGATTAGTAGGAGCATTTGAGTTTGCAAAATTTTCTAATAGTTTTAAAAAGTTTTGATTAAATTCAACACCATAACTTGTTGTATTACGTCCAACTAGGCTTAAACTAGTTGTAACATTGATATCATTATCTTCAACTACAATGCTACCTTTATTTGTTACGTCAGTAAAATTTATTGTATAAGGCATCTATTAAACTCCTGACAAACTTTGTACACGCACTGTATAATCAATTTGAACTAATCTGTTTAAACTTTTTTGTACTGGATGGAAAATTACATGTGTAATTAATCTACCTTGTCCTGAAGGGCTAAAACTTTTTAATCCTAATTCATCAAACACGTAAAGGTTTTCTGTATCTGTAGCAGTATCAAATGCATCTTGACCTTCTGGTTCACCATAGTCTAATAAACAAGTTACAACAATATCAGTGTAATTTGTTCCGCTTACATGACGTGTTTCAATTTTATTTCTAACAGGATCTGTATTGCTTGTGCTTCTATCATCTACTACTTTTGTAAATGTTTGGTTGTACAAACTTGCATTTGTTCCTGTCGAGTTAGGTGTAAGGTAAGTAATTACGCCTGTAGGATCAACACTTGTTCCTCCGTTACCAAAACTCATTTCATGTATCATGCCTTGACCTTGATTTGCAAGGCTTTCTGCAAGAGCAATACTCATATTTTCATAGTGGATAGCATTACGCTTATCAACATACACTTCACCAGTGTTAGGATCGTGTATTTTGATATGTCCTTTAACTACTACTCCGCTTTTATCATTTAATTTGTCTGTCATGTTTTCTCTCACTGCTACTGTATTTATTTAGGTAATTCCGTTGTTCTTGCCTTAAGAAACTGTGCAACGTCATTTTCTGCATCAACTAGGCTTTCTCCTGCGTTTGACCATGTTTGACCCACTCTTCGAATCACCGTAACCTTCTGATCTTGCTCTGGTGTAACTGCTAAATTCAATGTACTACCACTTAAAGTGAATTCCACTGGTAATGTTACGTCACCTTCAGCACTATCTTGTGCAATAAATCTAGTTACAAAGTTTCCTGCACTATTTTTAGTGTCTACTTGATAACTACTTATCGCATTTTTACGAAGTCTGTTTCCAGCAACAAATACTTCAAACTCATCAACGCCTTTAGTAGGAGTAAAGTCTAATTCAAATGATGCTGTAGTACCATCTGCTGTAAACACCTGTGTAAGCGTCTGATCTGCATAAGGCATATTTTCGCCTGGGCTTTGATCAATTACAGAAGTTCCTGAAGCAATAAATGTGTTTACACCAGTACCCAATGTACCTCTTCTAATTTGACGTAAACTATTACCTTGCTTCACGTAGTACTCAATTCTTTCACCGTTTATAAACACAACACCCGGAATTTGTTTCTTTTTACCTGGTTCAGGTAATTTTGTAGCGTCTACTATTTCAATTCTAGTATCCCACCAATTCAGGTCTTGTGCTAGTTTGTACTTATTACTATCATCTATTCTCTTGTAGTGAACCCGGTTCAGTATATCTTTGAATTGTCTAAATCCAAATCTATTGACAAGTTGCTCTTCACCAAACTGTAAAATTTCTATTTGATCATTTGCACTTAATTTTTTAAGTATTTTTACATGCTGTTTGTCATCAGGCACATAATAATCAACATTTGGTGCTAATCTTACACCATTAATAATAACCCATACATATTCAGAATCTTGCGACGGTCTTCTAAGTTTTACTAATCCATTGCTTAAATTAATATATTCTTTAAAATTTTGTGTACCAGGAACAAGTGCAACTCTGCTTAGGAGATCATATTTTATTCTTTCAAAGTTTTGTAAATCATGATTACTAAATGATGTAATTCTTATTGTATCTCCTAAACCTGGGGCTGTATCAAAATAAATTTTGCTTCTATCTTGTAAAAATTTAGTTGTGCTATCTGCTCCCTCACCTACAAAACCAAATGCATATGTGCCGTCAACACTAAAGAAAACATCTAATACATCATTTACTTCGCCAACTCCTGCTGAAAGTTTTACACTATTGTTTGTGCTATCCCATCTAAATTGTATATTTCTAGTAAGCAATTCGTTATTCAAGTACACTTCAATGTCTTCACCTCTAATACTGTTAGCAAAAAATTGCCATTCTTGAATTTGGTATTCTCTTATTGTTGCATCTGTAATTTTGAATTCTGTATTGTATCCTGCATCTAATATGTTATTGTTTACTTCGACAATAGCGTTTTGTGCAGTTGGTAAACCGCCTACAAGTGCAGGATTAACATCAAATACTGTTGTTGATCCATCTCCTATAAGTGTTTGTACATTTGTTGCACTAAAGTTTTTAGCAGTTGTATAAAACAATCCATAATCTACAACTTGTCCAGATTGAGGTGCTGTGTCAAATGTAATTACAAAATTTTTGTTTGTATCTTGTGATAATGTTGAACTAATAGATTCTCCATTGATTGTTACATAATGACTTACATCTGCTTGAAATTTTATATTTGTTGTATATGTATTTGTGCTTCCGTCTGCAACAAACTTATTGATATCTAAAATTTTCTGTCCGCTTACTC